CCGGGTTTAGTTGCATTAATACCAACATATATTGGATTTAATTCTGTTGCTGTTTGTCTCCATGTTGCTGGCATATTAGGTCCAATTTTAACACCTCCCCATACTTCATTAATCCATATCCAGTCTATATGTTCTCCATATGCAAGATTATCTCTTGTTTTATCTTTAAATAAATTTGTATTATAAACAGGTTTTTCTGAAAGTTTAAAGTTTTCATCAACAACTTTTTGAATAACTTTTCCATTTTCCATTACACGTGTTAAATGTCCAACTTTTCTTTGTGTTTTCCAATAAGCTGTTGTAACTCTTAACATATTTCTTTCACCCCATAATGCTACATCTTCACCTTCATTTAAAATCCATTTAACTATATCATTACCTGCATCAGGTGAATTTTGCCAATTACTAACAAATTGTCTATAACCTAATGAAGGCATATCTGTATTCCATTTGTGTGATCTAGTAGGATCATAAAATGTTCCATCATTTTGATAACCTTGTATATTATACTTTACATTTTTAGCAGGATAAATCTTTTCTAATGAACTTAATTGTTTTTCAGTCATAAGATATCCAAATGAATCTACAACATCAGAAACTGTCATCATTTCACATTTACCAACATAATTAGAATCTGATATATATCTAGCATCAGGAGACTTTTGATAAAATGTTAAAGCTGGATTCCATAATTCAACATGATAATCATCTTCCATCATTTTAAAATGCCAGAATTCTCTATCACAAATAAGCATATCCCTAAAACCTCTTTCTTCTAGTTCATACATTTTAAATCTTTCTTCATCAACTGTTAATTGGTGAGAAGCCCATTCTTCAACCATACTTCTATAATCTTTAGAAAAGAAATCTTCTATTTCTGGAAGTGTTTTAAGCTTATTAGGATCAAGATGTTCTTTAGCTTCTTTAGATTTAGGATCCATACCCATCTTAACCATCCTCATTGTTACCTTTGCCTTAGCATCTGCTAAAAGAGTATCTTCAACCATTTTTCTTTTTGATTCAAGCATCTCATTATATGACAAATCATCAACAGCTCTAAATTGTACTTTTGTAAATCTTTTAGAAAATTCTCCTGTAAGAACATTTATTACATTTGGTATAATAGGATAGAATTTAAGTTCTAAAGCAGAATCATCTGATTTAGTTAATACATCCATAAGATCTTTATAATCATTATCTTCTTCAACTATATAATCAGTTTTATCAATAATACCTTTTGCTAATTTATAATTTTTAAGAACTTTTCTAGAAGTTTTTCTTAAATACTCCATACCTTCTAATTCTAACCAGTCTAAATTCCAAGCCGCCCAAGAATCATCTTTTTTCTTAGCTGGTAAAAACTGTACAGGTTGCGTCAAACTAGCTGTAGAAGGATAATCCTTGCTATCAGCCTTAGCACCTTTTTTCATTTGTAAGGCATTAAGTACTCTCATATTATTTTTTATTTATTGTATATTTAATAGATACCTTTCCATAAGATGATGTAGTTGTCCAGTTTGATATATATCCTGTTGAAGTGGTTGTCCAATATTTACTCATTTATTTTATGTTTTTAAATGGAGACTTTTTAAATTTAGTTTTTCCAAGTCTTTTACTTCTTCCTAAATTTTTAAAAGGCCTACTAGATAATTTATACATTTTTTGTGATTTTTCCAAGCTATCCTTAGACTTATCTTCTTCTTTACGCTTTAAATAACCTCTATTAGCTTGTTGTAATCTTGCAAATGCTATTAATGCAGAAAATGCTACAAGTCTATCTACATTCAATCCTGGGAAATATTGCATCATTTCTGTTAATAACATTTTGTCAGGAATTCTTTCAACTCCTAATGTTGTTTTTATTATGTTTCCATGTTCATCTGTGTCCTGATATATCTCTTCTCTAACAAATTCTATAGCGTATGAAACAAGATGATTTTTAAATAATACTCCTGTATTTTTCCATCCATATTCTTGAAATACATTATTATTTGATCCAAGATCTTTTAGAAATACTATTTGTTGTTTTGGTACTAAATATTTTTGTTTTTTTCTAGCTATCATATGTTGAATAAAAAGAGATATATTATTTTCAACTAATGTCCAAGCATTATACCATTCTATTATAAGTTCTAGTTGTTCATGTGTTTTATTTATATCATCATATCTACCACACCAAGAAGCTACAATTTTATCACCTTCTATAAATGTTTCTAACCCTTCTTTAGTTTGTCTAGTTACTTCTATTGGATTTTTATAAACAAATATACTACATAAAGAATCTGATGTAGTTGTTTTACCTTCTGATACAGGGTCAATAGATGCATAGTACATGCTAAAGCTTGGATTTTTTACAGGCTTTTCCCATACAACTAATGATCCAGTTTTATCTTCCATTTTTTTATTTACAGGAAATGTAGATATAGGAAGTTTACTTGTTTTACTTGCTTTAATCCCACTACTAGTTCTTTCAAGTTTTACAAATTCATATGCGTATTCTTTTTCATCAATTCTTCTAAGTTGTTTAGATATTACAGCTTGTGGAAATATTGCCTCTTTTCTATAAGCAAATGCTTCAGCAATATCTATTGGTTTTTGAGATATTCTTAATTGATACTGTTCTGGAGTTAAATCTTTTTTCCATTGAGCTCTTTCTTCTTTTATAGCATTTAAAGCTTGCTCAATTAATGTATTACCATATTTATCAATATGAGGAGGCATAGACCATTGCTCTGGAATAAATAATCCACAAGCACCTATGGTTCCTTTATCATCCATTAAATTTGTTTCTACAGCATATATATCATTTCCTTGTGGATTTAATATCATTTGTTTTAATGGCTCACATTGATCAAGATCACCCACTGATCCTGCCGCAATAAACATACCTGTAGTCATCATACCTGATGTCATTGCTGGTCTAATATATTCAAATGTTTGATCCATCTTTGGAGCAATACCAGCTTCTTCATGAAAGAAGTAAGTACATGGTCCACCAACACCAGTAGTTGGATTTTTCTCAAAGGAAGCACCTTGTATTTTAGACATAAGACCTTTATTAGTCTTTCTATTATTTATTCTAACCTCAATCTTTTGTTCCCATAATAAAACTTTTTCTGGAGTACAAGGTCTATACCAAGCAGTATGTTCATTAAGAAAAGTTTTATATTCATCTAAAAATTTCCAAGATCCTTTATCATTTATATAATCTTTAAGTGATGCACCTATTTTACAAATAGACCCTTCTTCAAACCAAAATTGGTTTAAGCATTTAGCCATATGAAAATAGGATGAAGCTATTTGACGTTTTTTAAGAATAGCTGCATGTCTATGATGTAATTCTGCTAATAATTCATATAATGCCATATGATATTGAGCATCTCTTACTTTAGCAAATCCATAATGTTTTTCTTCTTTATCAAAAATAGGTAAGAAATTTAACCACATGTAATAATCTCTTGTAAGATAAAATATATTTTTTTCACCATAGAATATTGCACCTTCTCTACATTTTTCTTTTTCAAGATTCCAATATTTAATATAATCTTTAGATCTAAAAGGTTTATTACAATAAAACCCTTGATCATTAAATATATTAGCTTGCTCATTAAATAACAAGGCAGTCTCATCAAATTGATACTGCCCTGGTTCTTTAAAAAGTGTTAAAATAAAATTAGTAAAATCTTCTTTTGTTTCAAATTCCTTATAATCCCATTTATCATCTTTATATGTAGGAATTTTTTTATACATGCTTTAATTTACATACTACAGCATCAGTATGTAATAATATATGCTTTTCACCCTGATGTATAAATTCTTTATCTTCAATAGACATGTTTATAACCCATTGTATAAAATCTCCAACTTCAATACCTTCTACATCAGGTCCTGCAGCAACTACAGTACCTTGAGGTTTTTGTTGTACTTGAGAATCAGGAAGTATAATTCCTGAATTTGTTTGTTCTACTTTTTCTACTGGTTTAATTAAAATTCTTTTACCAATAGGTATTACTTCATAATTTTCAATATTTTCTTTTATCATAGTTTTTAAATTTATAGTTGATCATAAGCTAATCCCTGTCCACCACGGACAGAGCTTTGTTGTTCATTTTTCATATCAGTATATGCTCCTTTAAATGATTGTCTAATTTGATCAAACTTAGCAGCAGTATTTACTAATGAAGTTAAATTTCCATCTCTACCATGTTCAATAGATGTGGTTTCCATATATCTAGCTAATCTATCAAGCATTGTTTTAATTCCTTTATATGCTCTATAGGTAGGAGTTTGATACATATCTTTACAAATATCAAGAGCTTGTCTTATTTCTCCATCTTCTGTAGATTCTTCTAATTCTATCTCTTCTATAATCATATCTTCTTTTTCATGCTCAGGCATATTGAAAAAAGGATTCATATCTGGATCTGGACATGTCATATAAAATATATATTGATATACAGATAAATATGTATCTGGATATTTATCCATTATTTTCTTTAAAGACTTTAATGTATAACAATGTTCACTAGGAACAACTTTACCATTTTGTATATCAAATAATTTTACTAACATATTGGATTATCTTTTAACCACATCATAAGACTTTGTATTTCATCTTTTAAATATGGTAATTCATATATAATTACTTCTTTTACAACAGGTTCTCCATTTACATATTTACTTATAGGATATCCATATTTATCTTTACCCTCTTCTTCAAATATTACATGTTGTATTTTTAAATCTCCAACTTTAAGTTTAGGATTATGTTTTTTAATAATATAAGCATATAAACTTAATTGTAAGTTATAATGTTTAAGATTACAATCATCTAAATGACTAACAGGATTATACATTTTAGAAACAATACCTTCCCAATTTTTAAATCCTTTTTTCTTTATTTCTTTATTAGTTTTATAATCAAGAATATTTATTTTACCATTTACTATACTAACAAGATCTGCTTGTCCACATAAACCAGCAGATTTTAAATAAACAAAATGTTCTGGATAAACACCATCTTTTAATTTTTGTTCTGGTGCAATTTTAATTCCGTTTTTATCAGTAATAGGTTCTATTATTGGAACTTCTACACCATCTCTTTCTATTGTAGAAAACTCTAATAATCTTTTTTCTCTTTCATCATGATACCAATTACCTAATTTAATAGCTCTTTCAGATTCTTTATTCCAAATC